TGGACTAAAATAGATATAGGAAAGCCAGAGTTTAGGGAAGCCAATAGAATATTTTATATATTTTGGGAGGCGTGTAAAGCAGACAAAAGAAGTTTTGGAATGTGTTACCTTAAAATTAGACGTTCGGGGTTTTCTTTTATGGGGTCTTGTGAAGCTGTTAATACCGCTACAATTAGCAAGGACGCAAGAGTGGGTATACTATCTAAAACAGGATCCGATGCAAAAAAAATGTTTACTGACAAAGTAGTGCCCATCTCCAACAACTATCCTTTCTTTTTCAAGCCTATACAGGATGGTATGGATAGACCTAAAACAGAATTGGCTTACAGGGTGCCCGCTTCTAAGATAACAAAAAAGAATATGTTTGAAACAGAAGATGAAGAGCTGGAGGGGTTAGATACAACTATCGACTGGAAAAATACTGCAGATAACAGTTATGATGGTGAGAAACTAAAATTACTAATTCATGATGAATCAGGTAAATGGCTCAAGCCAGATAACATTATAAATAACTGGAATGTTACTAAAACTTGTTTAAGATTAGGTAGTAAAGTTATAGGAAAATGTATGATGGGCTCCACTTCAAACGCCTTGGATAAGGGGGGTGAAAATTTTAAAAAACTATTCTACAATTCAGATGTAACTAAGAGAAATCAAAACGGTCAAACAAAAAGTGGATTATACAATTTGTTCATACCTATGGAATGGAACTTTGAAGGCTATATAGATAAGTATGGCATGCCAGTATTTAATACACCTGACACGGGAGTAGAGGGTTCGGATGGTGAATTAATATATCAAGGCGCATTAAATTATTGGGAAAATGAAGTTGAGTCTTTAAAAAAAGATCCAGATGTATTAAATGAATTTTACAGGCAGTTTCCAAGAACAGACTCTCATGCGTTTAGAGACGAGAGTAAGCAATCTTTATTTAATCTAACTAAAATTTATCAGCAAATAGATTACAATGATTCTTTAATTAAAGAGCACTATTTAACAAGAGGTAGATTTAGTTGGAAGGATGGAATAAAAGACACTAAGGTAGTTTGGTCACCTGACAATAGAGGTAGGTTTTTAGTATCATGGATACCAGAAAAGAACTTACAAAACTGTAGGGTGAATCAAAATGGAAAGTATCTCCCAGGTAACGAACACTTAGGTAGCTTTGGTTGTGATTCCTATGATATATCCGGAACAGTTGGTGGTGGAGGATCAAACGGCGCTTTACATGGACTAACAAAATTCAATATGGATAACGCTCCTAGTAATGAATTTTTTTTAGAATACGTAGCTAGACCTCAAACAGCAGAATTATTTTTTGAAGATGTTTTAATGGCTTGTGTTTTTTATGGAATGCCTATATTAGTAGAAAATAACAAACCGAGATTGTTGTATCATTTCAAAAACAGAGGTTATAGAAAATATTGTATGAATCGACCAGATAAAGTATACAACAAACTTTCTAAGTCTGAAAAAGAAATAGGAGGTATACCTAATTCCTCCGAAGAGGTAAAGCAAGCTCATGCAAGTGCGATTGAAAGTTATATAGAAAAACATGTAGGGATGGATATGGATGGTATGTTTAGAGAAAAATTAGACATGGGTTCTATGTATTTTAACAGAACTTTAGAGGATTGGGCAAGGTTTAATATTAATAACCGAACTAAGTTTGATGCAACTATTAGCTCTGGGTTAGCTATTATGGCTAATCAAAAGCACTTATATACACCACAAAAAAAAGAGTCAAAAATAAAGATTAACTTTGCAAGGTATAATAATAAAGGATTATATAGCGAAATACGCAATTAATGGTAGATGTTAAAATTGATATAAACCCAGTTGGGTTTCCGGATTTATTTGTTTCTGATAGTGAAAAAGATACAGTAGAGTATGGATTGCAAATTGGACAGGCAATTCAGTACGAATGGTTTCGTAAAGATAGTAGCACTTGTAGGTTTTATTCTCAATGGAGAGATTACCATAGACTACGACTTTATGCTAGAGGCGAACAGTCAGTTCAGAAATATAAAAATGAATTAGCAATTGATGGAGATTTAAGTTATTTAAACTTAGATTGGACTCCAGTTCCTATCATTCCAAAGTTTGTAGACATTGTTGTAAATGGTATGTCGGACAGATTATTTAAGGTACAAGCGTATGCTCAAGATGCCTTGTCTGCAGAAAAAAGATCTTCCTTTCAAGACATGATCGAATCAGACATGGTTGCTAAACCTATACTTTCTCAAATACAAAAAGGCTTTGGAGTAAATCCTTTTGCTACTGATCCTGATGAACTTCCAAACAATGATGAAGAACTGGCTTTATACATGCAATTAAATTACAAGCCAGGGATAGAGATAGCTGAAGAAGAGGCTATAAATACTTTGTTTGAAGAAAATCATTATTCACATATTAGAAGACGCGTTGATTATGACATTACAGTATTAGGTATTGGAATTACTAAACAGTATTTTTTACCGGGTGAGGGTGTAAAAATAGATTATGTGGATCCTGCAAATGTAGTGTACAGTTATACTGAAGACCCTTACTTCAAAGATTGTTTTTATTGGGGTGAAATAAAAACTGTTCCAATGACTGAGCTTCCTAAAATAGACCCTACGTTGACAAATGAAGATTTAGAGGAGATAGCAAAATATAGTCAAGCTTGGTATGATTATTATAATGTAGCTCAGTTTTATGAAAACAGTGTTTTTTATAGAGACACAGCAACCTTGTTATACTTTAATTATAAAACTACAAATTCAATAGTATACAAAAAGAAAAAATTAGACGGTGGAGGCGCTAGGGTTATTGAGAAAAACGATGAGTTCAACCCTCCAGAAGAAATGATGGAAGAAGGCAACTTTGAAAAAGTTGAAAAGAAAATTGATGTTTGGTATGAGGGTGTTATGGTAATGGGTACAAACATAGTGTTACAGTGGAAAAAAATGGAGAACATGGTTAGACCTCAATCGGCTTCTCAACACGCTATGCCTAATTACATCGCTTGTGCCCCAAGAATGTATAAGGGAATTATAGAGTCTTTGGTAAGACGTATGATTACGTTTGCTGATTTAATACAGATGACTCACTTAAAATTACAACAGGTAATTGCTAGAACTGTGCCAGATGGTGTGTTCATTGATGCAGATGGATTAAATGAGGTTGATTTAGGAACAGGAAACGCTTATAACCCACAAGACGCATTAAGGTTGTATTTTCAAACAGGTTCTGTAATAGGAAGAAGTTACACTCAAGATGGGGAGTTTAATAATGCTAGAGTGCCAATACAGCAATTAACAGCTAGTAGTGGTCAGGGAAAAATAAATAGTTTGGTTGGTACGTACAATCATTATATGGATATGTTAAGAAGTGTAACCGGATTGAATGAAGCGAGAGACGGAACTAAGCCAGATCCTTATGCGTTAGTAGGTGTTCAAAAATTAGCAGCATTAAATTCAAATACTGCAACTAGACATATTCTACAAGGTAGCTTATATATTACGCAAACATTAGCTGAAGCCCTGTCTATTAGAGTAGCTGATATTTTACAATATGCAGAATTCAAAGAAGAGTTTAAAATGCAGATAGGTAAATATAATGTAGGAATCCTGGAGGAGATAAATGATTTATACATATATGACTTTGGTATATTTATAGAGGTTGCTCCTGACGAAGAAGAGAAAGCTCAATTAGAGCAAAACATTCAGATGGCATTATCTAAAAACGATATTAACTTAGAAGATGCAATAGATATAAGAGAGCTTAAAAACATAAAGTTAGCTAATCAATTACTAAAAGTAAAAAGACAAAAGAAACAAGAAAAAGATCAGCAGTTTGCCATGACTCAAAAACAAATGGATGCGCAGACAAAAATGCAGGTTCAACAAATGCAGGCCGAACAAGAAATGAGAAAGATACAAATGGAAGGTCAAATGCAAATGCAAGCTAAACAGGCTGAAGTAGCTTTTGATATAGAGAAGTTGAAAAACGAAGCAATGTTAAAACGTGAGTTGATGCAAGTAGAGTTCGATTTCAACATGCAGTTAAAGGGTAGAGAAGAGCAGGCTATAGATAAAAGAGAACAGGAAAGGGAAAAAGCTAAAAACAAACGAATTAGTCAAGCTAACACTGAGCAGTCACAATTGATTCAGCAAAGAAAAAACAATCTACCGCCGATTAGCTTTGAATCAAATGAAGATACACTGGATGGATTTGACTTAGCAGAATTCGAGCCTAGATAATGTTTGATAATTTTAATATTGAGAAATACAAGCAAATTAGTTTCCCTAAAGACAACTCCTTAAGAACATTGGGCGAAATAAAAAAATTAAAACTAATGCCATTAAATAAAGTTTTGCCATTTAAATATGACGATATAGGTAATGTATTTCAAAATATTTTTTCACACCGAGCAGAATCTTTTCCATACAGGGTGGTGCAAAAATTGATAGAAGAATCTGAGCCTGTAATTAAAAAAATAAAAAACTATCATAATAGACCAAGGCCTAATGTAAATGCAAAAAAATTTAAGATTGATTTAGATTATTTAAAAATGAAAAGTGCACAAACGCCAGCATTTCCATCAGGTCACTCAGCGCAATCAAAATTAGTGGCATTAGCATTAACAGATATTTACCCTCATTTAAAAAGAGAATTTGATAAAGCCGCTGAAAATATATCTAATAGTAGAATAGTTGCAAGAGTGCATTATGAATCAGATAAAACAGTGGGGGAAAAATTAGGAGTAGATCTTTATAACCATATAAAGCATCTTAAATATATTTAGAATTATTGTTTAACTTTGTAAAAATTAAATCAAATGGAAATAAAAGTAAGAGATTTAGGTGAAATAGAATCTAAGTCAACACAAGAAATCGAAAAACAACTATTGGAGAAACACGAAGCTCAACAAGAGTCGATGGATAATCCAAAGCCACAAGACGAGGTTCAACGAGTAAACCTCCAAGAGACTCCAAAGGAAACTCCCAAGGAAGAAAAAGTGGTTGAAGAAAAAATTGAAGAACCTGTTGTAGAAGCACCTAGTGAGCCTACACCAGAGATGTCTGAAAATGACGTTCTTTCATATATTGCAAACAAGTATGGCGAAGAAGTAAGTTCGCTAGACGACTTCATTGTAAAGCGAAGTTCATCTGAAGAATTACCGGAGGATGTAAAAGCTTACTTTGATTATAAAAAAGAAACAGGAAGAGGAATAGATGATTTTGTTAGATTACAACAAGATTATGATTCAATGAATCCTGATTCTTTGATTGCTAATTATTATTCTGCAACAGAAGAAGGATTAGATTCAGAGGATATTAAATATCTAATGGATGATAAATTTGGATTTGATGAAGAATTAGATGATGAAAAAGAAAAAAAGAAAAAACAATTAGCAAAAAAAAGAGAGCTATCTAAAGCTAAGAAATACTTTAAAGAGCAAAAAGAAAAATACAAACTACCTCTTGAGTCAAGAGAAGTTGTTTCTGAAAGCAATAAAAAGGAAGTCGAAGCTTATAGAAAGTACATAGAGGAAAATGCTGCGTATGAAAAAGATGCAGCGCAGAAGCTACAGTGGTTCAAAGAAGAAACTAATAAAGTCTTTAATAAAGATTTCAAAGGTTTTGAGTTTGTTATTAACGAAAAGAAAATTTCTTATTTACCTGGGTCTGTAGAGGAGGTTAAAAATAGTCAATCAAGTATCGAAAATTTTATTGGAAGATATGTTGACGATAAAGGATTGGTTAAAAACACCTCGCAGTATCATAGGGCTTTATCTATGGCAATGAATCCGGACAAGTACGCCAAGTTCTTTTACGAGCAAGGCAAGGCGGATGCAGTAGACAGTATATCTAAAAAAACAAAAAATATAAATATGGATGTAAGGTCTGCTCCACAAGTCACATCAAAATCTGGATTTAAAGTAAGATCATTAAATCAAGACTCAGGTCGAGGTTTGAAGATCAGGAGTATAAAAAAAAGTAATTAATAACAATTTAAAAATTAAAAATTATGGCTGGTTCAGTTAAAGCTACTCCTACTTTTGCATTACAACCTAGTGCAGAAAGAGTAGCCGTACAATCAAACTATATAACTAACTTTAACTTCTTAAATCAGTATCTACCGGATACTTATGAAAAGGAGTTTGAGAGATACGGGAATAGAACAGTGGCATCATTCTTAAGAATGGTAGGCGCTGAAATGCCTTCTAACTCTGACCTTATCAAATGGGCAGAGCAAGGAAGATTACACACTAAATACACTAACGTTACTTCAGGTGCGGCAGCAGCTCAAGACGTAGCTACATTAACAGTTAATGACGCACTTGTACCAGGTACAGGCGGAATTGCTATTAGAGTAGGTCAAACATTTATGTTATCTGACAGTTCAATTGGTTCTACTAACAGCAACAAAGGTATCGTTACTGCAGTAAACTATGGTGCAGGTACTATTGATGTTGCATACTATGAAGCAGGTGGTCAGACAATGGCTGCAGGTGTACAGTGTTCATTATTTATCTATGGTTCTGAATTCCAAAAAGGTTCAGTTGCTATGGCTAATTCATTAGAGGCTGATGACGTGATCTTCAGCAATAGCCCAATTATCATTAAAGATCTTTACGAAGTATCTGGTTCTGATATGGCGCAAATCGGATGGATTGAAGTAACTACTGAAAATGGAGCTACAGGATACCTATGGTATTTAAAATCAGAGCATGAAACAAGACTAAGATTTGAAGATTACCTAGAGACAGCAATGGTGGAAGCAGTTCCAGCAGAAGCAGGTTCTGGTGTGGCAGCTATCGCGGCTGGTGTAGCATCAGGTACAGGTAACAAAGGATCTGAAGGATTATTTTATGTATTAGGTCAAAGAGGAAATGTATGGGGCGGTGGAATTCCAGCGGCTTTAGCAGACTTTGACGCTGTTATTCAGAGATTAGATAAGCAAGGTGCTATCGAAGAAAATGTATTATTCGTGAACAGAGAGTTTTCTTTTGACATTGATGATATGTTAGCTGCACAGAATTCATACGGTGCAGGTGGTAGTTCTTACGGATTATTTGATAATGACGAAGAAATGGCATTGAATTTAGGATTCTCTGGGTTCAGAAGAGGTTATGACTTCTACAAAACAGATTGGAAATACCTTAACGATCCTACTATGAGAGGAGATATTGTTGGAGGAAAAATCAACGGTGTACTTGTACCTGCTGGTTCTACTTCAGTATATGATCAAATCTTAGGTAAGAACGCTAAGAGACCATTCTTACACGTAAGATATAGAGCTTCTGAAACTGAAGATAGAAGATACAAAACATGGATTACTGGTTCTGCTGGTGGCGCTGCTACTTCAGGAACTGACGTAATGCAGGTTAACTTCTTATCAGAAAGAGCGCTTTGTACTTTAGGTGCAAACAACTTCTTCTTATTCCAAAATGCATAATAAGTAGTTTAATAATATCAGGGGGTGATTTTCACCCCCTAGATATTTTACATAAATTTTAAATTAAATCAAATGAAAAAAATAAAAAAAGTATACGAAGATAAAGTATACAGACTTAGAAGGGATGCAGCACCTCTTTCTTACATGCTGTCAACTAAACACACTAAAAGAAAAGCATTATTATATTTTGACGAAGAGACGGGAGTCAATAGAGCTTTGCGTTATGCTAGAAATCAAAAATCAGTTTTTGAAGATGAGCAAGATGGCAACGCTATATTAGAGCCTATAATTTTTGAAGAAGGAATGCTTAGAGTCGCAAGACAAAACCAAATACTACAAGAGTTTCTTTCATTACATCCAGGTAATGGTAATATTTTTTATGAAGTAAATAATGAAAAAGACGCAAATGCTGACATGGAAGCTATGAACTTTGAATTAGAAGCTCAGGTCGCTGCACGCGATTTAAGCCTATCTAAGCTCGAAAGTATCTCTAGGGTTATATTAGGGGTAAGAGCGGATAAAATGACGACAGCGGAGCTTAAAAGAGATATTATGATATTTGCTAGAAGAGATCCTCAAGAATTTTTAGATCTTATAAATGATCCTATGGTTGAACTACAGGATGAAGTGGTTAGATTTTTTAGTGCCACTTTGCTTCAAATGAGAAATAAAAATAGAGATGTGTATTTTAATTTAAAGAAAAATAAAACTAAAATGCTTACTGTTCCTCATGGGGAAGAGCCATCTTATATTGTAGCGTCATATTTTCAAACAGA